TGAAGCCTAACGCCAGTTGTTGTTCCTGCAGGTCTAAAAACAAACTGACCAGTTTCTTGATTTCTAAAGAGAGGATAACCGCTTGTACTCCACTGAATATAGAACTTATCTGTAGAGTTTTCACGCCAACGAATATAAGGGTTGGCAGAGCCACCTAAAATAATCTTTTGGTCTGAACTTGTGTTAAAAGTTAATGCTCCAGTAGTAGTGTTTCCAGTATCACTTCGGAGAAACTGTGTGCTGTCTAAGCCATCGAGTGTAGCAGCATCAGATCCAGCACCTGCAGTCTGCCATGTTGGTGCAGATCCAGAACCATTAGAAGTTAATACCTGACCAGATGTACCATAGTTAGCACCAGACAAGCCAATCTGTCCTGCTGATCCTATGCGGAAACGTTCTGTATTATTAGTACCAAGTACTACACTATAATTATCACGCAAAAAAACGTAACCATTACCATTAGTATGCTGACCAACATCTAATCCTGTATATGAACCACTTGTCGCTCTAAAATATGTAATCCCTGATGATGCAGCGTGTACCTTTTGCGCTGCCGAACTCGCCCCAATACTAAAATTATTGCTACCATCAATGTTAAAAACAGTTGTTCCGTTATTTTGCACTCGCAGAACTTCATTGGTTGTACCAATAGCATTTATTCTAAATCCAGAAACGCCATTTGTTGAGGTAGAGGTTAAAATGGGTGCATCCGAACTCAGATGTAATTCTGTTGACGGATTATCAAGGCCAATTCCCACATTTCCGCCACTCAAAATACGCATAGCTTCAGTAGAGCCAGAGGTAAAAATGATGTCTTGCGGAACTGTAATGTCTAAATCACGACCACCATTTTCTACTTTTATAGTAGAAGCGGCAAAACCGTTATCAGTATCTTCAATGCTTATTGTTGGGTTAGCTGTTGATGTAACACTCAAACCACCAAACGTAACACTTGCTGTAGTTGCGACATCTTGTCCAATAGCAACGTCATCAGCATTTACTGTAACACCTGTACCTGCACCGACAGCAAGGGTGCGATTAGCAGTCAGATCACCTCCCCCGGTTAAACCATTACCTGATGTAACAGTAAAAGACGTAGCAACCTTGCCGTCAAGTGCAGTCTGTAGCCCATCCACATTAGAGATTATGTGAGCATGGGAATCATCTACTACAGCAGTTGTCATATTGACATTACCTGAACCATCAAAGGAAACTGTACCTGTTACATCTCCTGATAGTTGTATATCTCTTGCTGTAGCTAAAGCTGTTGCTGTGTCTGCGTTACCTGTTACATCACCTGTCAGGTCACCTGTGACATTACCTGTGACATTGCCAGTTAGGTTACCTGTGACGTTACCTGTAAGTGGTGCGGTAACACCTGCAAATGTTGGGGAGGCTGTAGTACGAATATCTTGTACTGTATCAAATGTTGTACCAGTAAGTGTTAAACTGTCACCTGCCTGATACACAGTAGTTTCTGCAACCTCTGCAAAAACAATATTAGTAGTACCAAATACGATTGTACCTGCTGTACTTAAAACATCTAAGTGACCTGCATTAGTAGAACCTTCTTTGATGAAGAAAGCATCACCCTTACCAAAGGCATCAGGATCAGACGGTGCTGAAGTATCTGTGTCTGTAGAACGAGTTAGTACCCACGCAGTAGAGCCATCACCTACTGTCGTTACAGTATATACACCATTTTGTGTTTGGTCTGTTTGGTTAGCGACAAGAACACGATCATTTAATACCATGTTTACGCTGTCTATAACTAATGCTGCGTTTGTTCCTGCATTAGTAAGCGTAGCCCCTACACCTGATGAACCATTGTTGTAAGTAGCATTAAGGTTACTAGGATGCTCAGCACGTACTGGAGTATGATAGTGTAGACCTGCAGATGCAATAGTGTCTACGTACTGTTTAGTAGCTGCCTGTAAAGCAGCACTGGGGTCAGCATTAAGTGTTACTGTTCCTCCAGATGTTATATTATTGAAGGTGACATTGTCAGATGTACCTACAGCTTGTCCTATAGAAATAGCACCATCTGAATATGTAACACCTGTACCGCCAGATAGATGAGAGTTTACTTTGGCATCTGTATAGTATTGATTAGTAGAACCTTCAGATAAATCATCTGTGTCAAAGTTAGAAAGAGAAACATCTGCTAAGTTACCACTGGCATCTTTGAATACAGCTTTACTTGCAGGATATGTCATAAAGACATCTTTAGTTCCTGCACTAAAGTTAACGGCTGATGTACCATTAGATCCAGCTAGAACAGTTGTACGAGTTAAGGTGTTACCTGTGTTCCAAGTTCCTACACCCACTTCCCATTCATCTGTTCCTGCTACAGTATGAGAGATAGTATAATAAGTTGTATCTCCATTTGACATGTAAGATTGAAACTGATCAAACGTAGCAGAAGTGCCACCTAAACTGATAGCACCTGTGCCTGTAGTTGTAGTTTCTTCTTTTACACGATCTTTTAGTACAAAAGCCATTTATAGAGCCTTATTATGTTATGCGGATAACTGCGTTAGATGCGTCTGCTGTTGGGAATACTACAGTGAAATCACCATTAGTTGCTGTGACTGTACTACCAAAGTCAAAAACTGCAATAGCTTTATTTGCTTGTGATGAGTTATATATAATAGCACCATCTGCAGCTAATGTCAAAGTAGAAAATACTTCATCTGCAAAGTCAACAAAAGCTGTAGAGCCTGATAAAGTAATAGTAGCAGAGTCTAAGTTTTGTCCTCCTGCAGTGTAGTTTGTACCAGTAGCTTCATCACTGTTGCCTGTTACATCTGAGTAGTTTGTAGTTGCAGCACCATATGTACCTGTAGGTGTTGCTTTAATTAGAGCTATTTTTAATGTGTCTGTGTCTAAGTCGTGAACACCCCCAAGTAGCTCTTGCTTGAAGCTGTTGCACATTGCCGTTGTAATTGCCATTTGAGAATGTCCTCTATGTGTTTAAATGCACAAAGAGGCCAGCATATAGCCAGCCTCTAAGTTTAACTTGATTAAGCAGCGTTGTAGATAGCTGACACCAATGCTTGTGGGCGTAAGATTTTACGTCCGTAAAGGTGCATACCACGTACAATGTCTGCAAATGAGTCAGGATCTCTGTAGTTCTCAACTTTGTTGATCTGCTCTGCAGTAGCTACAGCTTCTTGCTGACCAGCTAGGATAACACCGTAGTTAGCGTCCTGTGCTAGTGCGCCTGATGTACCTGCACCTGTACCTTTAGCAGGTAGGTTGTTAGATACGTGTACTGCGAAGCCATGTAAGTTGTTCATTACAAGACCGTTCTGTAGACCTGATCCACCGAAGTCTGAATTTAGAAGACGTGAATCTTCATCCTTCAACATTTCCATGAATACTGGATCTACTACCAACCAACGTCCACGTGAGTCAACATTTGCTGTGTCCATTTGACGTGCCATACGTGCGACAACTGTCAATGGTGATACAGTAGCTGAAGATAGTGAAGTTGCTCCTGGCAAACGTACTGCTAGTGGAATAGAGTCACCAGTAGCGTATGCTGTTGATGCAGAGTCAGCAGAACCTAGTTGACCCATATCAGTAGCATCCAACTGGTTAGTCTTTAAAAATTCACCGTTGATTTCGTTTGCTGTTGGATGTTGTGCAGTTCCTGACACAGATGTAATTAAAGCACCTGATGTGTCGTAGCCTGACATGTAAGATAAAACGTCTACGTCAATAGCGTCTGCCATTTTGTATGCTGCTCTGTCTGCAGCTAGGCTTACGAAGTCAACGTGTGAGAACTGCTCTTCAATGTCATCCATTTTAAAAGCAAAGTAGTTAGCTTTGTCAATGGTTAGCTGGAAGTCAGTGTCATCTAACTTCTCTACAGAAATACCTGTGTGACGCTGTAATGCGTTAACAGTTACGTCTGGCTCTTTTTGGATGCGTACAACGTCACCCTGATTTGCAATGTCACCAAAGTATGAGTTGTTGGTAATTGCGCTAATCACAGAGGCTTTTCTTAAAGCAATCTGTGCTTGTTTGGAGTACATAATTGGGCTGAAGTTGCCGTCAAAGCCTCCACTTGCTGATGTAATAGCCATAGTTAAAATCTCCTTATAGATATGGCGTGAGTTTAGTACACTACATATCCACCATGAAGAGGCTCTTTGTATTAGGGTAGTCAGCTATGCTTTGAGAATGCGCTTTCTCGTTGCGCTGGGCCTGTACTTAGAGGTAAGTCTTGTTGTGTGGCTAGTGCTTGATTAAGCATACACACATTAACTGTTGTGTATATGCTATAGTTTTATCTACAACATATAGTTTGTCAACTATTTTCTTGACATATCGTAAATAAATCTTCCGTTACGTTGAGCATCAAGTATTTCTTCCTGACGCTTTTCGTATTCTTTAATAGACATTGCAGCTACCTGCGACTCTCGTATATACTTACTTGCTTCGTCTGCTTCAGGTTTAGCTGCTCCTTTTGTCTTAACTGAAGAAGCTGCTGCTTTGTCAGAACTGCTAGTCTTTTTAGTTGCTATTCCTGTGTCTACTTTATATAGATCAATTACACGTGCTACTGATTTAGCATCTTCAGTATTCTCATACAAAGCATCTTGTACCCATTTAGGTTGTTGCTCTGCCCATTTGTGAAATGCATCGTCTTCACGTATCTGAGAAAAGTCAGGATGCATACTAGCTAATTCAGCTTCAGCTTTTTCACGTTTAGCTGTAATACGTAATTCTTCAAACTCAGCCATACGAGCTTCTAAATCTTTAGCCGTAGACTTAGATTTCTTATCAGCTATAGTCTCAATGATGCTTGCTACATCAGGGTACTCTTTAGCCCAAGCCTCTAACTCTTCATCAGTTTTTGGAAGTATGAGTTCATTCTTTGTTGCTTTATCTAGTTGTGCTTGTAAGGCTTCTAGCTTTGCATTAAACTCTTCTTCTTTTTTCTGTGTGTGCCTACGTAGATCACCATAACGTTTCTTGAAGTTTTTCTCTTCTGTACTTAATCCAGAGTCATCTTCTTGTGCTTCTGCTTTGGGTTCTTCTTTTTGTTCGGTATTACTTTCTGCCTGTACTGGTTCAGCTTCAGGCTCTTCGCTACTGGGTTTATCTTCAGTACTTTCTTCATCTGTTGCACCTAAAGCTGCTTTCTTCATAGCCAAAAGTTCTTCTTCATCTTTTTTGATACGTTCTTCATTAGTTAAGTATCCACCTCTACCCATCATTACTCTTGGGATTTCAGGTTTTACCATAGGGTTTGGTTTCGCTGGTTCACTTGTAGCCATTTGTTTTCTCCTTATGCTGGGGTCAGCCGTAGCTGAGTGGCCTTATAGTTATTTGGATTTATTTTTTATTTTTAGTAGATTTCTTCTTTTTACTTTTCATCAAACCGCCTTTTTCAAAACCTCTTATAATACCTCTGTCCATATCTTTTAAAACTTGTTCTGTTCTAGCTGCTGCTTTCAATGACTCAGTTCTTTCTTCTCTTGAAGCTCCCCTATCTCTCATATCTTTCATTACTTTTTGAGTG